ACCAATTACCTCAAACAACTTGCGCTTAAGATCACTGTATGACTTGTAGTTTTCTGGATCAGTAAACTCACTTAGTTTGTAGAGTTTATTGTATACCTCTTCGAGTTGAGCTTCATCACCATCGAACAGAGCAGACGAGCTATCAAACTCAGACTTATCATAGTTGCGATAACCTTCTACATTACGAATCTTTAGCTTGAAGTTAGCACCAGACCAGAAATCAAAGGGATTGATTGGTGTTTCATCTTGGAATTGTGGTTGCATAACATCCATAATTTTATCCATGATTTTTTTACCATACTCATAAAGGAAAACCTTTCCTTCATTTTCTGGATTACCCGAATCGGACACGACTAGCACGTTTGATACGTGATGGAGTCGACGCTTACGCAACCTAGCGAGTTCTTTATCTTCATCACGGCCTTTATTCCAGAGCTGTTAGTTCAATTCAGAAACTGGATCTGGCTGACCGATAGAAGTCAATGACTTCTCGATATACCAACGTCCAGTTGATCCTTTGAATCCGTGATCCCAGTACCGTACCCATGGTAGGTCTTCACCACCACCGGCTGGCAAGAATCGAAGGACGGCATAACCATTACCTGCTTTATCAACAGTTGGTTTCCAGATACGGTCATCGCCGTAGGTTTTCTTTTCGCTGCTTGAATCAGCAGCTGACACGAGTTTTGAAATCGCACTATCGCGATTTTGTTTTAGTTTTTCGAATGACATAGTATTTTTTTGTATTTGCAGTGTATGTTTGTTTTTGTACTGACAGAATCTATACTACCATATTTTAGTCAAGATGTAAATAACAAAAGTATCTTATCTTTGATTTTATTTTTTGGCAGTGGCTTCTGCAGCATGATCGGCTTATATTTAATAAGCATATCGATCATTTCTTTATTTATACCTAAAGGATCACTTATAGTGGCCCTCAGGCGCTTCAGAAAGTTAACGAGTATATCCAACAGTACCACAGTTTCAGTGCGAATCTCATGCGCTCTGAGAGCCTCTAAAAGCGGGCTGGCGGCATAGTCTTCTGTTATTGAGCATAATTGATCAAAAGTATACCCCTTATTATATAGAAATTTCACGTCTTCATCAAACATATATGTGAGTTTGTCGTATCTCGCCACATAGGCAGAATAGATTTCATCTGACATATCTCCGATCCAGACTTTTTGATTTTCAATTAAGTTTGCTGTAAAATAGTGTATGAGTTCTTCTTTGTTAAAACGTCTTGAAAGCTTTTCAAAAAAATAACGATCTCTGCGTCTATCAAAACTACTTTGTTTTACAGACGTCTTGTAGTTATATTTTACGGCATCATAGTCTGTCGTGAAATGCAGCTTTAATGACTGATATATTTGATATGCTTGATAACCGTTATTCATCTTATGGCTTTATCGTTTCCCTTGACCTCTATATGGTTTCTTATAATTTTTAGATGATTTCAATCTTGATGTTTTTGACTTTGCGTGTACTCCTTTACGACGAATTTGTTTTTTAGGTTCGTGCTCTACACCTTTTTTCATTGTTTAATATAGTGTTGTCGTTGTTCTTTTAATGATATTTCTATCCATAGCCTCAACTTCGAGCTTACTTTTGAGAGGTCCCTTTACAAGTTTAGCTATATCTTCTGGATCAATTTCTGTTTGCTCGCAGATTTCGATAATTGCTTCTGTGTAAGACATTCCATCTCCATGCACAAGCTTCTCTACGTCTAGTCGTAATTGTTCTTTCGTTATAGCAGGTTTAATTATGATTTTTTCTTTGCTCATATTGTTCTAATTAGTATTGTATCTTTGTTGATTCGACCATTGGCCGGCTTTCTTTTTGTTTTTAATTTAGAAAGTTCTTTGTCAATTTGTCGTTCTGTTTTTGCCGAAAGAATTGGCAAAATTTCTTTTGGTTTTCTGAGTGTGAGTGAATAGGATTGGGATTCGTCAAACCCCTTTAGAGTGCTGCCTTGAACAGTAAATCCATCACGACCTAAAGATGCGAACACTGTCATCTTCCGGTATTTTGTATTAAACATAAAGAATTTTTGAGCACCAACAATACGAGTAGGATCACACGATTGCATACAATATTCTTCTGATTCGTTTAGGTAGTTTAGCCTAGAAACCTGTTTATCCGCTGACTTTGGTTTTTTAGTACGAGGTTTGCGTGCTGCTTTTTTAGACGATTTGTAAAGCACAATTTCGTTTAGCATTTCATCAAGTGCCTTTATACGATTCCTTAGTTGCGGTTTAGAAAGATACGAGAAACCTTCAACCATATCAGGACATCTTTTTTCATACGCATCAGTATAATCATTTTTGTGTCTTTCAAGCCATTGTACTACAGGACCAACAAATGAAACAGGAATATTTTCACCTCTTAACATAGAAGCAACAGGTAGCTTTTTAATTTTTACTTTAGGATCTATCCACGCATCTAGCATTTCTTCTAGTTCACACAATATACTTGTACGAACCTTTTCCGTCATGATAGTGTGCACATTTGGTTTTTTAGAAACCTTTGCTTTTTGAACAGAATCATTCTTCTTAAAAAACAATTCGCGTTTAGCTTCTGAAATAAGATTTCCAATATTTTCTTTTACAATATTTAAATATTTACCAAACTTTGGCATTCCCATGTTGAAGCATCGACAAAGCTTTCCGGTACTGTTAAGAATATAACTTGTTTTTGGTACATGAGGAATAACAGCAATATTGCCATCTGAATAAGAATTATTTTTCATGTATTCCTGAATAATAGGAATAAAGTCATCACGATCAAGGTAATAATTGTAGAAATTTAAACATTGACGAACCCTATCATAGTATTTTTCTTCAGGGCAATTATGCCAAGTTGGTTCTTGTCCAGTAAACTTATAATCAGGAGCAGCAACCATTCCAGATTTGAGAAACTTCTTAGCTCGTTTATTCTTCATGAGAGTATTATACACACAAATACCGCTAATGTAAATAACAAAATTGTTATTTTACTATGAAAATACAAAATAAGGCCCGAAATAGCTCAAAAACCAACATTAAGCGTATTTATAAAAACAATTTCTTTAAATGAATATACGTATAAATAAATTTGTAGGCGGTCAACGTGGCTGTCAAATTAAACTAAAACAATAAAAAAATATGACGGAATTAGTAATTACATTTATCCAAGACCAACCATGGTTTGGAGTTTTAGCTGCAACTGTTGCACTTGCATCCTCTATTGCCGCTATTACACCTACACCAAAGAAGGGAACTATTCTTGCAAAGGTTTATGGTGTCATTGACCTTCTTGCTCTTAATATTGGTAAGGCTAAGGACAAAGGCGAAAAGTAAAACGTCTTTTTGATTAATGGGCTTAATAAAAACGGTGCTGTCTGCGTTGAATGCTTATTTGCAATTACGCAATAAAGCATTTTATTATGATATAACTGAAAAGTCTAGAAATAAGCAACAAAACATAATCAATGAGATCGAAACTTTACGTGATAAGCGCAACAGCGCTGCTACTGAGCGGGCTGACCTCTTGCAGCAGCAGCTCATCGCTGAAAAGCAGCACCTTGAACATATATCAACCCTCTACGCTAACCTTGTCTCCAGGAACGACGATTAAAACTAAAGAAGGTGTTTATACACCTCAATTAGAAGAGATTTGGCATTCTGATAAGAGATACAGAGATTTAGAAAGAAGTTTGTATTACAGCAAGTAAAAAAAGACAAAAAGCCGGGGTATTAATACCCCGGCTTTTTTATAAATAACCGTATGGTTATTAAATTTGGAATATTATTTTTGGCTTTAGCTACAAGCTTATTTTCAAAGGATGTTAATCATAGTTTAAAGATTGACGAAATTATTGCTAAAGACCTGATTAATAAAAAGGTTGAAATGCCAGTGGTAGCTTCAAGCTTTGTATTTGTAAGGAGAGCATATTTAGATATCGTAGGAAGAATACCTACCTATAAAGAGACCATATCGTTTCTCAAAAGACCTGATAGAGTAAAACTAATTGAGGATTTACAAAATTCTCAAGGTTATACAGAAAACATGTTTAATTTCTATGCAGATCTTCTTAGAATTAAACGTAAGCTAT